ATTCCCATCGATATCCTTTAGGAGGGCGTGAACGTCGTTCAGCACATCCCTGGACATCTTCCATAAATGCATTCCAGTCAAAGTCTGAATCTTCGAAATCGTCTATAACCTCACTTGGTGGGATAGGGGGAGAAAGTACAACCAATTCTACAGGAGTAGATGGAAGAGGGGGAAGAGTTTGTGTGGCAGAGTAAAACAATGGTGCGAGAAGCGCGGAGATAGAAGCAGTGGAAGCAGCAATACCAAAAATAGAACAGCCTAATTTTGCATACTTCACAAATGGTAAATCGTCAAACATACGCATCGTCAATTCTGTTGTGGTTTCAACCCTTGTAGGAAGAGTCTTTTCACCATGTAGTCCGAATAATTTAGTTAAAACACCATGATAGCGCATATTATGCTTGTCAAATTCTACAAAATCACCACCCATAACAAGTCCATTGGCAGTCATACGGGGTCGCATAGGACAATGTTCATCAACTAAATACGCAGTCGGTTTGCCTTCGTTCGAAATAAATCCAAAAGTCACGTCCAGAAACTTAATCACAACATGTGGAAAATTCTCTGGACCCGACTCAAGCTCATTGAATTCGGCAATAAACTGCTTTATATTAGAAGAAAAAGTATCCTTAGCTTTTCCAATAATGCCAATAGCACCAGTGACGTGGGCAGCAACTTCAAACATACTTGCTTTAACGAGCTTACCATCTTTATCTTGTTTATAAATTTCGAAACACTTGAAATCCTGAAGGGAAAATGCAGATGAAAATTGATCAGAACAAGCATCAATATTAACAATAAAATCAAAATGTTCTGGCATTGGGACAATAAATGCATCAGTATTGAATACAGTCTTAGCAACCATATCCATCTTTAAGCAATGCTTAAGACGTTGAACAATGTCCGAAAATACCATATTACCGTTCTTTATATTGGCATCCACACTCAAATATTTTCCACGTTCGACAAAATCCTTGTCACCAAGGAATTGACCTAATGTCAACCCTTTAGCTCTAAGCTTCAATTTAGTTTTGAATGTGGCTGTAATAGTAAGAACAAGTGATCTATTACATATCATATCTCTCTCTTGCTTATGTGATTTCCATATCTCAGTATCATTATTGCCAGTAGCGATGATTTTACCACCTTTACCTTCATAACTACGAACAAGTTGCTCGCGATAGCAATCAAATCTGTCACGTGAAGCAGTGACATCATCAAACCAAAGGATCTTACCTTTGGGATATTCCTCGTCCTTCTCGAAAAGAACTCTATAATATTCATCAACTTTAAAAGTTTGTTGAAGAATATAAGTTTTACCAACATGAGAATCACCAAGAAGCAAAGCACTATAAAACTTATGGAAAACTTGTGGAGAAACAGGACGCATATTTGTTGCCTGCGGAGTAATAGTC